ACCTTCTGGAACAGGAAGGTCGTTCTAGTATCGACGCCCACGAACAGGGGGGGCAGCCGTATCGAGACGGCTTATCTCGAAAGTGACCAACGCAAGTTTTATGTGCCCTGCCATGAGTGCGGCCATAAGCAAGTTCTTTCGTGGTCAAACGTCACTTGGCGGGATGATAACCCCAACACGGGGGAGTATCACTGCGCCGGATGTGGCGTAACCTGGTCCGATACAGAACGCCACAGGGCCGTCCGCAATGGCGAATGGATAGCCTCGGCCCCGTTTAATGGCGTGGCAGGGTTCCACTTGAACGCACTTTACTCGCCGTGGTCGGTCCTGTCCGACGCCATTGAGGAATTTCTGGCGGCGCGAAAGAACCCCATGCGCCTAAAGACCTTTGTCAACACCTTCCTTGGCGAGACTTGGGAAGATGAGGGCGAGGGCGTTGATGATTATGCCATCGCCAAGCGCAAAGAAGATTATGAAGGCGTCCCTGATGACGTTGTGCTGCTCACGGCTGGGGCTGACGTTCAGGATGACCGCGTTGAGGTCGAAATTGTCGGCTGGGGCGCGGGCGAGGAAAGCTGGCAAGTTGATTACCATGTGATTTACGGCGATCCGTCCACTCCGCAGCTATGGCACAAGGTCGATGAGGTCTTGCTGGCAACATATGAGCATCCTTGCGGTGAGCCAATGATCGTCCGCGCCACTTGCATCGATACTGGTGGACACCATACCCGCGCCGTTTACAATTACGCCAAGACTAGGGCTGGACACAGGGTGTTCGCCATCAAGGGTGTCGGCGGCGAGGGCAAGCCTATCGTCGGGCGTCCGTCCAAGAACAACATCGGCAGGGTTCCTCTTTATCCCATTGGCGTTGATACTGCGAAAGAAGTGCATTACTCACGCTTGAAGCAGGATGAACCCGGTCCCGGCTATTGTCACTTTCCGGCCAAGCGGGATGACGAGTATTTCAAGCAGCTAACTGCTGAAAAGCAGATGATTAAGTACCACAAGGGCTTCCCATCGCGGGTCTGGGTCAAAACACGGACACGAAACGAGGCTTTGGACGTTCGGGTGTACGCAATCGCGGCGCTTACGATCCTAAATGTAAATATGGATAGCGTAGCACGCAAGTTTTATGCTAATATGGAAAAGCAGAAATTGCCAAATGTAGAAGAAGCTGATAAACCCCATCCTTTAGCGGCTGGGAAAAAGGCTGTTCGCAGAGGTGGTTTCGCTAACAACTGGCGTTGAGGTATAATGGCAAATCTTTTTGACGAGAACGAGGCACCAGAGGGCGAACCACTAAAGATCGTCGCGGGCGACTTTATTCAATGGAAAAAGTCGTCTTTGGCGGCAACCTATCCGCCTGCGCTCTATTCGGCTAACTATGTTGCGCGGATTGCGGCTGGCAACACTTCTGAGATACAGATTCCGGCGACTGAGCGCGATGGCTATTATCTTTTTGTGGCGGACAGCGCGGCGACTACCGGCTTTCCGGCTGGATTCTATCACTGGCAGCTTGAGGTCGTACAAACGTCAAGCGGTAATCGCGTGGTTGTTGAGCGAGGTGACTTTGAGGTCATCCAAGACCTTGACGTTGCTGGCGCAGACCCTCGCAGCCATGCTGAGATTATGCTGACCAAGATTGAGTCGTTGCTACAGGGCCGCGCGGACAAGGACGTTTCGTCTTATTCGATCCAAGGCCGATCAATTGCCAAGATGTCTATTGTCGATTTGCTGCAATGGCGTGACTATTATCGGAAAGAGGTGGCCAAGGAGCGTCGTGACAATGCGATAGCCTTGGGCAAACCCACTAAGACCACAGTAAAGGTGCGTTTCCTATGAGTTTATGGCGCGAAGCACTGGGCCTGCCCCAGAAAAAGGTTAAGATGGCCAGGCGCAACTATCACGCTGCCAACACAGGTCGGCTTTTTGCCGACTTTATGGCGTCTAGCCGTAGCCCTGATAGCGAATTGCGCCCTGACCTTGTGCTTATGCGCAATCGCTCGCGTGAATTGGCGCGGAATGATGTTTATGTTAAGCGCTTTTTGAACTTGCTCAAGACCAACGTGGTCGGCGACAAGGGAATGACGCTACAGGTCAAGGCGCGGAACATCAACGGGTCGCTCGACTCCATTGGCAACCAGATTATCGAAGATGCCTTCTACCAGTTCGGTATGAAGGGCAATTGCACGGCGGACGGTCGCCTAAGCTGGGTCGACCTCCAGAAATACGTTATTGAAGCGACGGCACGGGACGGCGAGGCTTTCTTGCAGATCGTTCGCAGTCGCTCATTCCTTCACGGCGTTGCGTTTCACCCTGTTGAATCTGACCAAATTGACGAGCAGAAGAACGAGAAGTTACGCAATGGCCGTGAAGTCCGCATGGGCGTTGAAGTTGATGAGTTCCAGCGTCCGGTGGCCTACTGGGTAAAGAAGCGCCATCCCGGCGACTCTGAGTTCTCTGCCGTATCCGTCAATTCGTCCCAGCGCATTGAAGCAAAAAACATGATCCACGTCTATGACCCAATTCGTGCGGGTCAGACACGCGGCGAGCCTTGGATGGCTCCAGCGATTAGCCAGCTCAAGATGCTGAACGCTCACCGTGAGGCTGAGTTGGTCGCATCGCGTATGGCGGCGTCGAAAATGGGCTTCTTTACGTCGGATAATGGCGAGGATATGCCTGCTGATGACTATGACAACAGCGTCCCAATCATAGACGCAGAGCCGGGCACGTTCCACCAGTTGCCTAATGGCGTAGACTTTAAGCCTTTTGACCCGTCGCATCCGGCGACTGCGTTCAGCGACTTCCAGAAGGGCATTATTCGCGGGATAGCCTCTGGCCTTGGCGTTTCTTATGCGGCTCTTTCAAACGACTTGGAAGGCACTTCCTACAGTTCCATCCGTCAGGGTGCATTGGAGGAGCGCGACTCCTACAAGATGATGCAGCAGTTCCTGATGGATCACTTTATCATTCCGGCGTTCAACACATGGTTGATGCACGTTATGGAGTTTGGCTTGATACCAATTCCAGCATCGCGCTTTGGCAAGTTCTCGGCGGCGGCCAGCTTCCGTCCTCGGTCTTGGCAATGGGTGGACCCGCAGCGAGAGGTGAACGCGGCTGTCACATCAATGCATAATGGTATCATGTCGATGTCGGATGTGGCTGGTCAATATGGTCGCGATCTGGACGAAGTGTTCGCTGAATGGCAGCGTGACAAAGAGATGGCTGATGCTCACGGCCTTGACTTGGCATTCTTCCCGTTCGGCGGCAATGAGGCGACCAAGGGCGTTGGGGTTTCGGACGATAACGACGCGGATGACGAGGATGAGCCTGCGCCACGTCGCCAAGAGGTTGTCGTCAATATCAAGCAAGAGCAGCCACAGAAGAAGCGCTCCGTTAAGCTGGTGCGCGACGAAAAGGGCGTTGTTGTGGGCGTAGAGGCGAATGAAGAATGACCATAACCACAGCTCTTTGCGAATCCTATAAACGGGAACTCCTTATGGGGCTTCACGCCATTACTGACGACTACCGCATGGCGCTGTACGTTGACGGTGCGCGTCTGTCTGCGGCCACCACCGCGTACAGCGATGGAAACGAGGCTGTGGGCGAAGGTTATGAGGCTGGCGGCATCCCAATCCCTAATATGCGGGTTGAGAGCAACGGGCCGGAATGCTATATTGACTTTGACCCCGTGGTCTACGCGCGGTTGACAGTTGCAGTTGACGGTTGTTTGATATATAACGCTTCGAAGGAAAACCGTGCGGTTGCTGTTTTTAACTTTGGTGAAACACTGACCGCCCGCAATGGCAAGATCGAAGTTGAGTCCCCACGCGGAATCGTCCGCTTAAAATGAGGCTGAAGAATGGCTAACGCAATCTATCCACTTTACAAACAGGCGCTGATTGACGGCGACGCCAATGTTGATCTCAACGACCTGACCGTAAAGGTCGCCTTGGTCGATACGGGCGCGTACACTTATTCGGGCGCCCACCAGTTCCTGACCTCGCTCACTGGCGTTGTTGGTACTGCGCAGACAATTGCGAACACGACTGTGACCAACGGCCTTTTCGACGGTGACAACGTGACCTATGCTGCCGTAACGGGTAACTCGGCTGAAGCATTGGTGATCTACATCGACACTGGCGTTGCCGGTACATCGCGCCTTGTGGCCTATATCGACACAAGCGTCACTGGATTGCCAGTCACGCCAAATGGCGGCGATATTACCATTGCATGGAACGTTTCAGGTATCTTCCAGCTTTAAGGCTTTTATATGGCGATTACAACATTAGACGGCGCTATTGCGGGCATGCAGCCACCCGTGCCAATCATCAAGACTGGCGCGACAATGGCGGCTGTTGGCGCTATGCGTGGATATACGCCTTGGTATGCAGCAGGCAACCCGGGTGCATCTGTGGCAACGGCTATTGGTATTAACGGCCAAGCGGTCGACCCTTCATTGGGGACAAGCGTGCAAGGGCGCTTGCCGCGCACCAACCCAGTGTCAGGCAATGCGCACCTAGCGAGGTTGGCGGTCACCGCGTCAACAGCGGGGACGCTTTGGCTTATTGACCGCCTGTATCACAACAGCGGGCTAGTAACGACATCGACAGCGGCGCAGGCTATCGCGGCCCCAGCCTTGCCAGCCCGCTGCGGCGACGGCACGGCAAATGGCGCCAACATAATGGCGGCTATTGAATGGTCGGCGGCGGGCGGCGCGGGGACACCGGCGGTGACACTTACCTACACAGACCAAGACGGCAACCCGGGCGCAACCGGGGTCTTCACCGGCGTTGCATCGCCGCCGGTCGGCACGTTCGAGATATTCACATTGGCGGCAGGCGATACTGGCATAAGAGCGCCAACAAGTTTCATTCAGAACGCAACTCGCACCAGTGGCGCGATGCACTTGGTGTTGTTCCGTGTGCTTGCGCAAGTCGAAGTCACGTCAGCGAACATCGGCAACGCAATCGACGCACTAACAGCAGGATTGCCGCGCATTTACGATAACAGCGTTTTGCAGTTGGTCTGGTTCCCAAGTGCGACCACAGCAACAAACTTCCAAGGGAACTACATCGAAACGCAGGGGTAACTAATGGCTGGGCAAGGCGATTATCCACTGCGATCTTCTTGGTTGAACTGGGGCAGGGGCAGGGGCAGGGGCGCGAAACCCCGTAAGGTTGTCAATGTCGCGGCAAGAAGCAGCGCGGGCACTTCTGTCTGGGTTGACTGGACGTTTAATGTCGTTGGTCCGTCCAACGTAATATTGAGCGCTAGCCTTTATACTAATACACAGACGTTCTATGCGGCGACTGTCACCGCCCTTGGCGGTACACAGAGCCTAACGCCAAGCCTATACACCAATGGGCAGACGTTCTTTGCGCCGACGGTAACGTCTGTTCGCAATCTTGCGCCATCGCTCGTCACCAACGGCCAAACCTTCTTTGCGGCCACCGTAACGGCAACGCGGAACCTGACGCCTGCGCTATTCACCAATGGGCAGACGTTCTTTAGCGCAACGCGCACTTCAAGCAACGCGGTCACGCCTGCACTGGTAACGAATAGCCAGACTTTCTACGGCGCAACGATTAGCCAAGTCACGAGCATTGCCCCTGCGCTGTATACCAACACGCAGACCTTCTTTGCGCCAACAGTAACGACGACCAAGGCGCTGACGCCTAGCCTCTTTACCAATGGGCAGACTTTCTACAGCCCGGCGGCGACCAGTCTTAACATTATCGCGCCGCCAATGTTTGCGGACAGCGATTTTGTATTCCCGCCTGTTGTCACTCTGGTCGGTCCACCGCAGACGCTGACCGCATCGCTATTCACCAATACAACAACCTTCTTCCCCGCGACCATTGGCGATACGCCAGTGCAGCCTATCTTGGGCAGTGGCTCAATTGTCAGGCCGCGCCGCAAGTTCCGTCCGGCTATCCTAATTGACTTGCCAGAGGAAGAAAAGCAGCTTCCTGACGTTAGCGCCAAGGCAATCTTGGCAGGACTGTCGGCCACCGTGGCTGTCGGCTCTGTGGTGGCAAGGT